AAGAAGCTCCTACAGCAATACCTGAAAGAAAAGCAAGTGCAGATAAAGAATACAACTATATCTATTCAGGAAAAAATGAAGATATTTTAGATTTTAATATTAATTTTAATAATGCATTTACAGAATTAGTATTAGTAGATTTTAACAAAGGCGCAGTTAGTGCAGGCGAAGCTACACTAAGTGCTCAGCGAGATAAAGATCAAAAGTATGAAGGTGCTAATTCGAGAGAAAAAAATGAATTAACGTCAACTGTAGAACTAGGCATAAAACAAGAATCAAATTTTCTTAACGGAGCAAAAAAGTCAACTAATCCTGATGAATTAGCAAAACGTAATAGAGCAGAAGAACACTATTCAAGTCTAATAAATTCTCCTCTTAATATGGTCACAGCTGATTTATCAATTTGGGGAGATCCGTATTACTTGCCAAGTGATGCAGGAAATCAAAGGAAAAAACTAGTTGGAAAGAACTTGTCTGTTGACGGTCGTGCTGATTTTAGATATCAAGATTTAAGCATTGTAATAAATTTTAGAACACCTTTAGATTACCCTCAACTGAACGGAGTGTTTACAATGGGAATGCCTGAACTAGTAAAACCATTTAGTGGACTGTTTAATTGTTGGGGCATTACACATACATTTAACAATGGACAATTTACTCAAAATCTTTCGTTAATGCGTGTACCAAATCAAACAAATACACCAACAGGAACAGGTAGTATTACAGGAACTAATGCTAGATTTGTTGATGGTAGAATAGTAGGTGGTTTATAATGAGTGATACAATTATTATAGCAATTGGCACAGCTGATTTAGATGACACGTCTAACACCGCAGAGAATATAACAGCGATTGTTGAAAATGCTAAAACAAAAGGATATACTAATATAGTTATAGTACCTCCAAACAACGATCCGGAAGTAGGATTTCCAGATTTACATAATTTGGTGAAAAATGCAGCAACTTCTGCAGGTGCAACTGCATACGATATAACTGATTTATATTATGGTAAAAATAATCCTGAATTATTAAAAGTACAAAGTGCCGAGGATATAAGAAATGCATATCCTGGAGCAGTAATTGTTGGTGATTCAAATGCAGCAAGAATAAATTCTTTTAACACATCAAGTACTATAAAAAAAGAAGGAACAACTGACGAAATTTTAGATATTACAAATAGTGAAAATTTAGGAGAGGCTATAGAAGACAATCCTGTAAGTCTTGATGCATTTGTAATCGATTCAATTGACAGGGCGTTGCTAGATCTCATAGCTAAGGGTGAATCAGGCCACTTAGGATATACTGCACATTATTCAAACAGTTCTGATCCGTCGATAGTAACAAAAACGCTACGACAAGTACAAACTTTTCAATTAGATCTTTTAAAAAGTAATGGTAATACTAGTTGTGCTGTGGGTAGATATCAGTTTATTAAAGCTCCCCTTGCTGAAACTATTAGATCACTTAAATTAGATATTGATTTTACTCGATATACTCCTGAAATACAAGATATAATATGTATCAAGAGATTGTATAATTTAAGACAATATAAAAAATGGAAATTAGGAAAATTTACTGATATAGATTTTATGATAAATCTATGTAAAGAATTTGCTAGTATACCTCTTCCTATAGCTGTAAACGGAAAAGCAAAAGGTGAAAGTTATTATTCTGGAGTTTTAGATAATTCAGCACATGGTAAACCAGATGAATTTCTACAAGGCATTAAGGATGCAAAAAAAGGTGGCACAGGAAAAACTACTAGAGTCGATGCTACTATTAACGGAGATAACACGGCTAATCCTACAGTTGGAGCATCTGAAAAAAGAGTTACAGAACATGCAGTAAGTGCAGGTCAAGTAACGTCAGGAGGAAAGCGTGTAAATTCTTATCCTTCTACACCTTCTGATTTACCCGAAGCAAGTGATGTTTACAAATATGAATTAATAGATCCACAAGATGATCGATATGATTTTAGACTAGGTAAGAAAATACGTGATGTATGTCACCTTGGAGAAAAATCCACAAAAGATATGCCTGATTATGCACCACCAGGAGTTCAATCTGGTGTGGCAGATGATAGTAATAATCCTGAAGTACAAAGTTCTACTAATCCTACAGTACACGGATATGATGAAATTCCTAAAGTTATTTCTGATGCAGAAAAACTTGTTAATGCAAAACAAGTAAAAGATCAACTAAGTAAAGTAGGAATAACTGATACAGCATCAGTTGCAAATATAGTCGGTATGTGTGAAAACGTTTCAGGCTTAACAACAAATTATGTAAAATCTTATGCGACAACATCTAATAGTGCATTAAGAAATAGATTTGGACCAGTTATATCTAATTTTTCTGATGCACAGCTAACTGATTTGAAATCTTCACCTACTAGATTTTTTGATCAAGTACTAAAAGATGATGGCGGCAGTGCATTTTCACCAGCAGGACTTTTAGGAATATCAGGAAAAAAAGTATTCCAATCTGTGGCATCATCTACAGGATTAGATATTTTAAACAATCCAGCTATCTTAAATCAAGCTATACCTGCAGCACAGAGCGCTGCATCTTTTTTTGTAGGCAAAGTAGGTAAAGTAGATCTAACAAGTGCTAGAAATGTATTTGTACAAGCAACCGGAGTTGATCCTTTCATAGAAACAGACTCAGGTAAACGATATGAATATATGAATCAGTTTAGAGATGTAGAAAATAAATCAAATGTATGGAAAGGCGTGTTTGCAGCAGGGCCAACGTATGACGAAATACCCACTATAATAAATCAGACTGATAGCTTAACTGGCATAACTGATAAACCATTACCAGAAACATTTACTTCTGGTACAAGTAACAAGAATAATAGTGCAGCACGACAAGAAAAAGAATTAACAAACACAACCGATAGGCAAGAGTTATTAGATATTGTAAATAGTTCATATAATATAAGAGACGGTAGTGTGTATGATCAAAATAATGTAAGAGTCGGCGAAGCACCAGATGAAACTAAAATTAAAACCCGCGGCGGCGAAGTAGAATATGATCACCCGAGTAAAAGATTTGCTAATGACGGAACAGGTCGAGTTGAGGATGTGGTTGAAAAACTTACAGCACCTAACAGATTTTTTAGAAATCAAGCATCGGCTGTAAGACAACTTGAAAGATATAAACTTGACATTACTCAATTTGCATTTCAAGAAACCGATGGCGGCAGAGTACAAATATCAAGAATTTGATAATTAAGGACAAACTTTAATGAGTTATACAAGAACAACAGTACAAGAAGGACCCATTAGCAATAGTGGCCCGTATGAAGCAATTATTGTAAATCATTTAGATCCGTATATGCAAGGTACATTAGAAGTTGAACTTATTAGACGTACTAGTTCGAGTAATCTTCCTGAAAGAAGTGGACAATTAATGATTGTCAAATACCTGTCTCCGTTTTATGGAGTTACACCAGCATCAGGATTAAAAGAAAATGACGATTTTCAAAGCACACAAAAAAGTTATGGATTTTGGGCAGTACCGCCTGATGTAGGATCTCGTGTTTTAGTTATATTTGCAGAAGGCATCTCAGCATACGGATATTGGATAGGATGTATTCAAGATAATAATATGAATATGATGGTTCCAGGCGCAACAGCATCTACCTTGTTACATACTGAAGAAACTCCTGAAGATTTAAAAGACAAAAAATTACCTGTAGGTGAATATAATAAAAAATTAGAAGATGGCGCAGCAGCAGATCCTCAGTTTTTTAAGAAACCTTATAATAAAGATTTTTCTGAAGTACTACAAGTACAAGGTTTAATAGACGACGAAACAAGAGGCACAACTACTAGTAGTGCTAGACGAGAAGCACCGTCGATGGTGTTTGGTATGAGTACACCTGGACCACTTGATAAACGTAAAGATCATCCTAAAGCAAAATACGGTTATGATATAGACGGAATAGATATTCCATATAACAGACTGGGTGGTAGTAGTTTTGTAATGGATGACGGCGATCAGAATTTAATTAGAGCAACCCACGCTGAAGATGGCCCTCCTATATATGTAAACAAACGTATTAGCGAACAAGGCGGCGACGAAACCATTCCACAAAATGAAATGATTAGATTTAGGACTAGAACAGGGCATCAGATAATGATGCATAACAGTGAAGATTTAATCTATATTGCAAATTCAAGAGGCACTGCATGGATTGAAATGTCGTCAGATGGTAAAATAGATATACATGCCCAAGATAGTATAAGTGTTATGAGTGATACTGATATTAACTTTACAGCAGAACGTGATTTTAATGTAGAAGCTGGCCGTAATATAAACATGAAAGCCTCAGCACGTTGGAGCGATGGAAAACATTTTGAACAAGAAAAGCAAAGTGGCAGAGTACAACTTGAAAGTGCATATAATACAAGTTTGTTAGTAGGCGCAGAGCACACTATAACAGTTGGCGGCAGCAGTCATTTATCTGCAGGCGATAGTATATTTTCAAATGCTGCAAAAAATACACATTTGTCCAGCGGGTCACACATGTACCACGAAGCAATTGACGGTGCATTACATACAAAAGCAGCACAGTCGATATATAGAACTGCTGGATCAAATATCTATGATGATATCACAGGAAATTACCTATTAACAGTTGACGGCACTATTAACAATCGAGCCGGAATAAGTATCTTAACAAATGCAGTTGAAAATATAAACACTACTGCTGGTATAGATATGTTTAACAAAACTGCAACAGGGTCAATACACAATACCGCAGAAACAAGTATGTTTAATAAAACCGTAACTGGTGAAATGCATAATATTGCAGAAACTGATATTTTTAATCATAGTAAAACTGCAAATATTAATAGTCTTGCAGAAGTGTCTATTTTTAATCAAGCAAAAACAGCTGATATAAATTCTAAAGCAGAAGGAAGTATTTTCTTAGAAAGCACTAGAAATATAGAATCAACATCAGGTCTTGGTACACATATTACAAGTGGCGCCGAAACACATATTCAAGCAGGTGCTAATTTTGTTTCTACCGGAGCTGAAATTCATTTTAACGGACCAGCTGCATCAACAGCAGCAGCGGCAACAGACGCTACTGAGGGTGTAGATGCATTACTACCGGCTAATGCTGCAAAAGCAATCGAAGCCGGAAGTCCGCAGATGCCAGCAAAAGTAAAACCATTACCTGAAATAACGTTACCTTATGTACTACCAGGAGTAACACAACCTATACCTTACACTTCCATTGTGCCGAGAGCACCGCAACACGAACCTTGGCCACATCATGAGAATATGAATCCTTTAGGGTTTAAGCGTGATCAGACAGATAGAGAAGCCCCAGGAATGTTAGCATCAGCTGATAGATTTATATCTCCAGATACTTTCTTAAGAAATTCATCAGTAGCTGAAGCAAGTGTACGAGTAACAGGCTCCGGCGGAGATTTAACTGCACATAGCATTCCTAATGAAGAAGGACATACTGGCCCAGTATGGGTAAATGGCGAAGGTGATGGCATTAGAGTCGGTGATAACGGAGTTATGGACGAAGCTATGGCAAAAGCTCGAGGGTATAAGCCTTATGTTCCTCCAAAAATAGAAGGCTTTGAAACAACTAACAATGTAATTTATGTTTCTGAGATTAAGGGAAAAATTAGAAACGACCCTTGTGAACCAAAACTTATCCAATTGCTAGATAAAACTGCAATAGCTTGTAAAGTAAAGGTCATAATTTATAGCGCCGGACAAATGCCCTATGCAGAATGGCAAAGATCACCAGGTGCAAGAGCTGCTGGCAATGTAAGACTGATTGGAAGTGAAAAAGTTGCTACTGGATCTCTTCGACACGACTATGGAAGTGCAGCTGATATACATTTAGTGCATATCGACGATGCACCTGAAGCTAACAATTATATATCCATACATAGTCCGATATTTTTAAAATTTATTGAAGAATTTTTTGCAAATGGCGGCAGAGGAATAGGCGCTAGTCGAAATTATATGGGGAATTCATCTGCTCACGTTGACATTGTTGGTTCTGATCGCGGTGCCGGAAATATATGGGAGTCAACATCAGCAGTTAGATCGGCATATCTTAGAGGGGTAAAAAGACGTACCTCGCCGATCCGTAGTGCGTATTATCACATATACAGCAAATAGGTAAATATTATTATGAGTACATTAGAAAAAAATCTTTACAAAAGAGTAAAAGTCTCTACAAATAGAGGATCGCAAGCTATAACTAGGGGCAGCGCATATAGAGGATTTTCTAGTATTAATGAAAATGTTGAAGGTTATGCATTATACGATTTTGATCTTATTAAACAAGATATTATAAATCATTTTCATATTCGAAAAGGTGAAAAATTAAGCGATCCAAATTTTGGAACAATTATTTGGGATATGCTTTACGAACCATTTACAACCGAAAACAAAGAGGCTATAATTGCTGATGTAGCTGAAATTATAAACTATGATGATAGGGTAACCGCAGATCAGGTATTTGTTGATACAACTGACGATGGTATAGAAGTAAGTGCATTATTAACGTTTTTGCCTTATAATATATCAGAACAAATGTTATTTAAATTTGATAAACAAATGCTTGAATAATTAAATGCAACTATAATTATTCCTGATAAATATCATATAACATGAAGGAATAATCTATGTCATCAACCGATAGACAATCTCGAGTAATTGCTACTGAAGATTGGAAGAAAATTTATCAATCTTTTAGTAACGCTGATTTCCAAAGCTACGACTTTGACAATCTACGCAGAACAATGATTAACTATTTGCGTCAAAATTATCCAGAGGATTTTAATGACTATATTGAAAGTTCAGAATATCTTGCGCTAATTGATTTGATTGCATTTTTAGGACAAAACTTATCCTTCAGAATTGACCTAAATGCTAGAGAAAATTTCTTAGAGACAGCAGAGCGCAGAGAAAGCGTATTAAGACTTGCAAAACTTATTTCGTATAATCCTAAAAGGAATAAAGCTGCATCAGGCTTACTAAAATTTGAAACAGTGTCTACAACAGAAAATCTTATCGATAGCACAGGTAAAAATTTACGTGGATCTACTGTTTTATGGAACGATAGAGCAAACCCAAATTACTTTGAGCAATTTGTTAAGATTATCAATGCTGCGCTACCTAACGCAGAAGGAGTAGGATCTCCTACAATAACAGCAAATATCGAAGGCGTTGTAACAGAGCAGTATAGATTTAATGCTCTAAATACTGACATTCCGGTATTTGGATTTAGTAAGCCAGTAGAAGGAGTTAATACACGCTTTGAAATAGTTAGTACAGGGATTGAAAACGAAACTATTGTAGAAGAAGCACCACTACCTGGTAATAATCCTGCATTTGTTTATAGAGACGATAGCCAAGGCGCCGGAAGTTCTAACACAGGGTTCTTTATGCACTTTAAACAAGGACAACTTGAAAATGCATCCTTTAGCACTGGCAATCCAGTACCTAACCAAATTGTAGGAATAGATGACACTAATATTAACAATTCAGATATATGGCTATATTCAGTTGACTCAAATAATTTTGAATCTGCGTTATGGAAAAAATTAGAATCAGTTGAAGGAAACAATATTATCTATAATAGTTTGTTTAAAGATACCAAGGATGTTTATGCAGTTTCAACAAGATCAGACGATAGAATTAATCTAGTGTTTAGCGATGGTGTATTTGGTAATTTACCAACTGGTAATTTTAGAACATATTATAGAACTAGTGATAACAGAAATATGGTTATTAATCCTAGTAGTCTGCAATCTATTACAATACAAATTCCGTACATTAGCAAAAATAATGCACAAGAAACATTGACAATCGGTCTTAGTTTAAAAAATACAGTATCAAACGGCCGTCCTAGCGAAACTAGTGAAGATATAAAACAAAATGCCCCAGCAAGTTATTACACACAAAACAGATTAGTAACAGCTGAAGATTATAATATTGGACCTTTAGGAATTGACCAAGATATCATAAAAACAAAAACAGTGAATAGAATTTCAAGTGGAATAAGTAGATACTTTGACTTAACAGATCCAACTGGAAAATATTCAACTACAAGTTTGTTTGCATCTGATGGAGTTTTGTATAGACAAGAATATTTAGAAAACTTTAACTTTTCATTTACAACACAGTCGGATATTGAAGGTATCATTTACAGTCAAGTTGAGCGCAGAATTGCAAGTACTAGTGTGCAAAATTACTACAATGAAAACTTTGACAAAGTAAACACTACTGACCTTAATGCAGTATGGAGACAAACTACTTCTAAGACTAACAGATCAACAGGGTATTTTGAACAAATTTTAGACTTAGCAGAAATCTTTACAAGTGCTAACGGAAATCAAGCAGCATCTAGTGTTTATAGTGTAGGTACATACACAACTAATGCACTAAAAAATATTAAAACTGGAGCAATGTGTAAATTTACAGCTCCAGAAGGATATCATTTTATGAAAAATGGTAAACTAATGTTAGGCACAGCAGATCACGAAGGAAGCAGTGATTATGTGTGGACTACTGTAAAATCAATTGATGCAGATGGCACAGTTGTTGATGATGACGGCTTTGGACCTATTGTGTTTAATGATGTAATTCCAAATGGCGCAATTCTAAATCAAATTTTACCAAAATATTCAACTGCTATTGTAGACGATGTAAAAAAACAAATTATTGACAGAGCGTTTGCTTATAAAGATTTTGCATTAAGGTTTGATCAGACCTCAAGTGAGTGGAAACTTATTACTAGTGATAATCTAAATACATATGCACCGTTTAGTTTACAACGTCAAGGAGACATTTCTAGATCTAATCAAGATAATAGTTGGGTATTTTATTTCCAAACTGACGGACAAACATTTAATGTAAGTTATAGAAATTTAAGATACGTATTTGAAAGCGATTCAGAGGTAAGATTTTTCTTTGATAGTGCTGATAAAGTATATGACACAAAAACAGGTAAAATTGCACAAGACAAAATTACTATTTTAAACATCAACACAAAACCAAATAGTCTTGGTGCTTTTAATAAAGATTTTGACTGGAGTATTTCTGATGCATACAAAGACTCAGAAGGATACAACGATACTCGTCGTGTACAGTTAGCTTTTTATGACAGCGACGATGACGGAATTTCAGATAATCCTGAACTGTTTAAAGAAATTGTTGACGAAACCGGATTTATATTCCAAAAGAAGTATAGCTCAGTAGACGGTGTACAAGATTATAAGTATTTTGATAATTCGGATGGTATTGTTAAAGTAAGACAAAACGATGCACTTGATCCAATTAACGTAAATGCCGAAGTTGACGGACAAGTATTTTATATAGTAGACTTTGATTTATTTAAAGTCCTTAATAAAGCACAAAATAATATGACAATTACAGACGAGTATAGAGCATTTATTGGCAGAGCTGGATTAAAATTTCATTATGTGCATGTTGCAGATTCTAATTATAGAATTGATCCAGCAAGTAGTAATATTTTAGATACATATGTTCTTACAAAAGATTATGACACACAGGTTAGAAAATATGTAAACGGCGGAATTACATCTTTGCCTTTACCACCTAGTTCTGATGAATTATTTAGAAACTATGGTGCTAGTATAAACCAAATAAAAAGTATAAGCGACGAAGTAGTATTTCACCCAGTAACATATAAAATGTTATTTGGTGAAAAGGCTGATTCAAGATTACAAGTAACATTTAAAGTTGTTAAAAACAAAGGTGTTGCAGTTAATAATAATCAATTAAAGTCTACAATCGTACAACTAATAAATCAATTCTTTGCAATTGAAAATTGGGACTTTGGTGATACATTTTACTTCCAAGAATTAAGTTCTTATATTATGAATAATTTATCACCTGATTTATCTAGTATAGTTGTTGTACCTAAACAAGCTAATCAAGTATTTGGTAGTTTGTTTGAAATAAAATCAGAATCAAATGAAATATTTTTAAATGCAGCAACAGTAAATGATATTGAAATAATTGATGAGCATACAGCAACTAATTTACAAGCATCAGGACTAGTTGTTACAAGTATATCAAGTACAATGCAAGGTGTACAAACTAGAAGTACAAATGCACCAACTACTTTACCAAGTAGTAGTGCAACAACTACAGTTGTACAAAACACTGGTGCAGCAATAGTCACAGGTGCAAACGATGCAACTTCAGTAACATATAATCCAATAGGAAATAATGTTGCAAATAATAATGACGAAGGAAGTAACTACTAATGGCAAATACACAGGGCGAATTCGGGTTACCAACTCCTGATGACGATAAAAGACAGAGTGCAAGATTCCTTCCTAGATTTTTTAGATCAGAAGCAAATTTAAAGTTTTTACAAGCAACAATTGACCAACTAATACAGCCAGGTGTAGCAGAAAAATTAAGCGGATATGTAGGCAGAAAAACAGCCAAAGGTTTTAGAAGCACAGATACATATATTCCAGAAATAAGTATACAGCGCCAGTCTTATCAATTAGAACCAGGTGTTGTTATTAAAGATAATGTCGACAATGTTAAGTTCTTTAAAGACTACAATGATTTTATCAACCAACTTAAATTTTTTAATGTAGACACAAGTGACCATAGTGTAATTAATGAACAAGAATCATATCCTTGGAACCCAAATATTGATTGGGATAAATTCGTTAATTTTAGAGAGTACTATTGGCTACCGAACGGTCCGTTGAGTGTTCCTGTTGAAGGACAAAGTGAAGAAGTAACTAGTACATATACAATCACAGCCGAAGACCAAGGCGGAAATTATGCATATGTATTCAGTAATAGACTAGCACGTAATCCAAGTGTAAAATTATTTAGAGGACAAAAGTATAGATTTGAAATAGATTGTCCACATCACCCAATTGCTATTGCAATTACAAGATCGTTTACTCCGGGTAATGCAGTAATTGTTGCAACACAAGAAGGCATACGTAATGATGGCCTATTTGATGCTGAACTTTTTGGCGCAGAATTTGATGCAGGCGATTTTATTATACTTCCTGAAGAAGGCGGCGTAACATTTGAAGATTCAGATAACGTAAGCACACTTTATCCTGATGGAATAAAGAAGCTAGGTGATGCAGGCGAGGAAATAGCCAACATCTATATGACAAAAGGTGCAATTGAATTTACTGTTCCGTATAATGCACCAACTAAATTATATTACATAAATTCTAATGACATCGACATGAGCGGAGAATTTAGAATTTATGATATTGAAGAAAATACATATCTAAATGTACGTGATGAAATTGTAGGTGCAAAAACTTATTCAAGTGCTAACGGTGTTAAGTTTACTAACGGATTAAAAGTATTTTTTAGAGGACAAACTACTCCTGAATATTTTGCTGAAGGCAATTATTATGTTGATGGTGTTGGCACAAGCATACAACTAATCGCAGAAGACGATTTAATACTACCACAGGCATATACTGCAACAGAAGTAATTGAATACGATACTGATAAATTTGACAGATTACCATATTCGACTGCAACAGGTTATCCGGCATTAAAAGACTACGTAACAATTAATCGAGCAAGTGCTGACGGTAATGCTTGGGCACGTTCTAATAGATGGTTCCATAAATCGGTAATTGAACAAAGTGCAATTTTTAATAATTTTACTAATGACGTAGATGAAACTACAAAAGCTTCTAGACCAATTATTGAATTTGAGTCTGGCTTACATTTATATCATTATGGTACAGAGTTTAAGAAAGACATTGATTTAATTGATACATTTACAACAGATGTATTTTCAACTATTGAAGGCAGCAAAGGCTATAATATCGACGGAGTAGATCTAGTCGAAGGCATGCGTGTTTTATTTACTGCTGATACTGATATTAGAGTAACAGGAAAAATTTACGAAGTTAAGTTTGTGAGAATAGTTAATGATAATTTAATTAGTTTAATAGAAACAAACGACACTTTGCCATTAGAAAATGAAAATGTACTTGTTAAGCAAGGTACAAAAAATAAGGGCAAGGTATACTTCTATAGAGACGGTTGGAAAGAAGCACAAGAAAAAACAAAAATAAATCAACCACCAATGTTTGCTTTATATTCACCTTCAGGTGATGCATTTAGTGATATGGAAATTTATAACAGTTCTACTTTTACTGGAACAAAATTATTTTCTTATAAACAGGGTACTGGAACTGTTGATAGTGAACTAGGATTTCCGTTATCTTATAGAAACATCGACAATACTGGTGATATACTTTTTGACTTTAATTTAGAATCTGATTCATTTACTTACCAGTTAGACGAAACAACAAACAGTATATTTACAAAAACAGGATTTCTTAAAAAATATATATCTAGAGAAAAATTTAAATATGCAAACGGTTGGAGTAGTATACCATATGTATCTAAGCAACCAGTAGTTAGAGAATATCAAGCATCAATTAATCAACAAACTAGTTTTGAAATTGACGTTTATGATAATGCTACAAATATTACTGACTTAAATGTCAAAGTGTTTGTTAATAATATTATACAGAATAAAAATTTATATACACTTATAAAAAATAATAATAGACTGATAGTTGAATTTTCTAATAATGTAGAAGTGGGCGATTTAGTTGTTATAAAAACACAATCGTCAACTGCTAAAAACGAAAATGGATATTACGAGTTTCCGATTAATTTAGAAAAAAATCCGTTAAATGCTGACGTATCTACATTTACTTTAGGCGAAGTTAATGACCACGTAAAAACTATGATAGACGATCTTAATGATTTTGACGGCGTTTATCCGGGATATAGTAACTTAAAAGATTTAGGCGATTTAGATCGCTTTGGCAAACGTTTTGTAAAACATTCAGGTCCGCTTAATTTACCAATGTATCTTACATTAGATAAAAAATACAATATTATTAAATCTATAGAATATTCTATGAGAGAATATAATAAGTTTAAACGAAACTTTTTACAAACTTCAGAAACATTAGGATTTGATGGTGAAGTAAAACAGCATGTTGATGTAATTATCAAAGAGCTGAACAAAGATAAAACTAAAACACAGCCTTTCTATTTCTCAGATATGATCGGATACAAAGGACATATAAGAAATGAATATGTTATATTTGATGACGCAAATACTTATTATCCGTTAAGCACAAACTTTAATTTAAAAACGCTTAATACTAACTCGGTATTAGTTTATTTTAACGGCGAACAATTAATTCATAATAAGGATTATATCTTTACAGATGAAAGTTTTTTACAACTTTTAATTGCACAACAAATTAATGATGTAGTAGAAGTTTACGAATATAATAATACAGATGGTTCGTATGTACCACCTACACCAACAAAACTAGGCTTATACCCTAGTTATGAACCACAGATTGTTCGTGATGATGAATGGTTATCAAATCAAAATCAAATAAACACAGCAGATGCTTATCAGCTTTATGGTCAAAACACTTCTAGTAAAAAAGTAGGATGGTTCTATCCTTTATATGTTGATCGTTCTGCGGCAAAACTTGCTGACAGTAATGGCGAAGTAACGCAAGTCGAAATAAACGGTAGTAGCCGCATTTATTTTGCACCAAAATCGTCTTATGTATGTTCTAAAAGTGCAAGTTTGTCTATACCGGTATATCCAATTGGTAAGGCAATAATTATTGGACACGACGGCAGCAGAATTTCAGCATATGAAGATTACAGAGACAATCTACTTTTAGAATTAGAAAAAAGAATTTTTAATAATATTAAATCAAATTATAATGCAAATATTTTTAATAAAGATGATTTTGTAAGCGGTAAATTTAGAAAAGGAATTACTAAGTCTAAATTAGATCGAATTTTACTCAAAGACTTTATCACATGGAATACTAATATTGGCGTAGATTATACTTCTAATAAATTTTATTTTAGTCAAGACCAATTTACATTTAATTATAGTAAGTCAACTAGTTCTATCGATGGTGCATTTTTGCCAGGATATTGGAGAGGCGTATTTTTAGAATTATATGATACTGATCGTCCTCATACACATCCTTGGGAAATGCTTGGATTAACAATTAAGCCAAAGTGGTGGGAAGACACATATGGTAAAGCTCCATATACAAGTAATAATAATATACTTTGGAAAGATTTAGAAGAAGGCAGAATCAAAGATCCTAATTTATTAATACAAGTTAATGAAAAATATGCACGTCCGGGATTAACAAGTATTATTCCTGTAGATTCTCAAGGACACTTATTATCTCCTATCAGTTGTGGATATGCAAAAAACACAGTTCTTAGAGATACTAACAGCGCATTTAAATTTGGTGATAATGCACCAGTAGAAGCAGCATGGAGAAATAGTAGTGAATATCCGTTTAGTTTAGTAAAAGCTATGCTACTAAATCAACCTGCTAAATTCTTAGCATTAGGATTTGATGTATCGAGAACAACAAAAAATCTTGCAAATCAAATAGTTTATTCTAACACGGGCAGACATGTTGAACTAGAAAATTTAATATTTCCTAATACATACGAAGACACGACTAAAGTATTAACTAGCGGAGTTGTAAACTTTATACATGCTCTAATAGGAAGTAATGTATTAAAAACTTATGACGAATTTCAAACTGATATACGATCAATAGAAAATAAAGTTGCATTTAGATTAGCAGGATATACAGACAAGACAAAATTAAACATTGTGTTAGATAGTAAAAATCCAGCTGCGCAAAATACTGCTAATATTTTTGTACCAGATGAAAATATTACTGTGTATACAAATACAAGTTCGCCTGTTGACAGTATTGTATACAGCGGAGTAAAAATTGAAAAGTCAGCAACTGGTTATATAGTAAGTGGTTACAATGATGACGAGCCATCCTTTAAATATTATGCACCTGTAACAACAAATAGAGATGCAAATATCGTTATTGGTGGTACACTCGAAACTTCAGTAGATTGGTCACCTGCACAATTTTATGTAAAAGGACAAATCATTGTAAATGATTCTAACTTATATCGTGCTACAAGTGATTTTACTAGTGGAAATACATTTACAAACGATAATATTACAAAGATTCCTGAAATTCCAACAGTAGGCGGAACTAGGGGAACAATTAAAAAAGAATTTAACTATAATACTGTTTTAGAAGTAAACTATGGTACTGTTTTAAAAACGTTACAAGACGTTGTAGATCTATTAATAGGATATGGACGATATTTAGAAGTTAACGGATTCGAATTTAACTATGTTGACGAACAAAGCGAAACAATTACTAACTGGACAAATGCAGCGAAGGAATTTTTAGCTTGGTCTGCACAAGGATGGGCAAACGGTACATCAATTGCATTAAGTCCAGCAGCATTTCAAGTTGAATTTAAAAGAGACTTTACAGTTGTTGATGATATATATGATAACTTTTATAGATATAGTTTACTTGACGAAAATGCACAGCCATTAAACAGAAAGTTTAGTAGTATTCTACGTGACAATAATAGTTTTAGTTTAACAGTTAAAAATTCTGATAATGGAATTTATAATGTAAAATTACCACTTGTACAAAAAGAACATGTTGTGATTATTGATAACGAAACAGTGTTTAACGATTTAATTTATCAGCCTAGTACTGGTTATAGACAAGAACGTTTAAAGTTGATTGGATATAGAAGTGACAACTGGAATGGTAGTTTAAATATTCCAGGATTTGTTTATGATGATGCAGAACTAACTGAATGGGAACCATGGCAGGATTACCAAATTGGTAGTCTTGTAAAGAACAAAGAATTCTATTATGTTGCCAAATATAATGCTCCTGGTACAAAGGATTTTGATTATTCTTACTGGACACGACTAAACGATAAACCAGAGTCTAAATTAATTACAAACTTTGATTATAGAATTAATCAATTTGCAGATTATTACGACATTGACAGCGACGGTTTTGACGAACAACAAAATAAATTAGCACAGCATTTGATTGGATATCAAAAGCGCGACTATCTTGCTAATATTATTAACGATGATGTATCTCAGTATAAATTTTATCAAGGTATGTTACAAGATAAAGGTACGATGAATTCTATTGATAATTTCTTTAATAGTTTAAGAGGAGAATCTAATAGCGTTGAAGTATTTGAAGAATGGGCAGTGCAAGTTGGCAAGTATGGCGCATATCAGAATGTTGAACAAATAGAAATACCATTAGATGAATCTAAATTTAGAGAATCACCACAGGCGATTGAAATTTTAGATTATATGCCTAACGATGTATTTGACACAGTATACAGAGTCCGCACACACGAACTATTAGATAAACCGATTGATACTACTGAAGAATTATTTCCAACAAAGGTATTAGAAGAATTTACCGAAAGCCGTGGATATGTACACGAAGATGATGTAGAATACAAAACACAATCAATTAGCGATCTTAAAGTAATTGATAATAACCAACTTACAGCAGGCGAGTATATTTGGATTACGGATAAAACACCTAACGATTGGACAGTATTTCAAATTGTAGATAGTCAATTTGTTGTAAGAGAAATGTTTGTTAATACTGAGTTAGACGAATTCGACAGAACAACAGCAACACTTACAGTTAGACAAAATTCGCTATATTCAATTGTAGCTGGAGATTTAGTTGCAATTACTGGTGCACAACTTTATTCTGTATACGGTTACTTTGAAGTAATAACAATTGACTATGAAACTATTGTTATTGCTATACCAGAAACAAATGAATTTTTAGATTTTACAGATGAAGAATATAGTTTAAGTGTACTAAGAACTGTAAGAGTAGAAGACTTTGATCAGTATAATAACATTGCACAAAATAGTATTTTTGACAATCAAAGAGTTTGGATCGATAACTATGAAAATAACTCATGGGCAGTATTAGACAATAAGCCAGTTTATAATTCAGTTACACAAGAATACAATCCAAATGACTTACAAGATTCTTCTAACTTAGCAGACATTGATCAAGAATTTACAAAGTCAATATCAGTTACTGCTGATAACAAAGAAGTATATGTGTCATCGCCTAGCAGCGCCAGCGGCGAAGTATTCTACTACAGACGTAATCAAGATAATGATGATTTAGGACTAGCACAAACACTAGGTAATTCTAATGATTTTTATGACGGCACTGAATCAAATTATGGCGAAAGTATTTCTGCATCACACGACGGAAAGTATCTAGCAGTTGGCGTACCAAATGCAAGCGCAGTAAAAACTTTTTATAAAGGTGAATTTGCAGAAACAAAAAATTACACCAAGTGGGATATTGTAAAACACAAAGAAACATTATGGCAAGCAAACACAAGTATTAATAGTAAAAAAGATACAACTACATTTAGTACATTTGATAATTACACACAGATTATTGATAGAACTACAGATACAAATATAAGCTTGCTAAGTACTGGTAATCCAGGATTAGAAAATACCGATGTAGATCACTTTATACTAAGAGCACCTACAGACATGTTCCAAGGTAGTTCAGTTGGTGACGTAATAAGTCTTAAATGGAATGAAAAGACACAACTTAACAACAATATAGTATATTCTCCGTGGAACAATTCTGTAAGCGGACTTGACAAGGCAGTAATTGAAAATAATCATACAATTGCATCTAAAATAGAAGCAATTATTACTATTACTAATATTGCCAAAACGCCGTCAGTTGGCGATTTTGTAAGATTATTTACAACTAATCTTGGAGCAAGTACAGCAACAGTTGATTATGTAGCAATTGATGCAAGTAATGCAGTTGTATATCTAAAAGATATCAAAGGTGTACTTAATGCCTCTGGTTCTGCTTATGTAGAAAATCAAACAACAAATGAAATAGTATTATTAGGTGATTATACTAAAGTAGATTATGGGTTTGAAGAAGAATTTAACGGATTTTGGAAAATAGATGTAGCACAATATAATAATGGTGAAACTTTCTTTGAAGAAGGTAAAGGTTTAGTATATGCTGATTTATTCAAGCAAGAAAATTATAGC